CCTGATAATACCGGAGATAGTCCGAATATATTCAGAGGTGTTGGAGTATTATGCGAACAAGGAACTTGTGACTGTACAAATGTAGAACGTGCATGTTGTATACGAAATGAAAGCACTGGTTTTTATAGTTGTAATGATTTCACTCCCCAAGAATGTGAAGATCTTGGTGGAGAATCCTATCCCGATCAATTATGTGAAGATGATCCATGTCCCGGACCACAAGAACCAAAGGGTGCATGTTGTCGATGTAACGGGGATTGTTCTTTTGTCGATGAGTTTACATGTGAGAATGTATATAATGGATATTGGGTACAGGATGCTGACTGTGAAACTCCAAATGTGTGCGACAATGCAGAATTCGGTCCACTGGGTTCCTGCTGCTATAGTAACGGAACTTGTACTAGCGGATTATATGAATGTGAGTGTAACGGCATCAGATGGACAGACAATTCTGGTGATATTGAAGGATGTGATCCAGAATGTATCCCAGAAGTAGGATCTTGTTGCACTCAGGATGATGAAGGAATTTTAACCGGAGAATGTTTCGATAATGATGGAGCAGGAGTTGTTGAAGATGAGTGCGACGGTATATGGAATCTAGGTGTATTCTGTGATTCAAACCCCTGCACCATATCTACATTTGAATGTATTCCCGGTGCTGGGAACGGTACAATAGAACAGTGGATTAGAGAGAACTATGTAGAATGGGGTTGGGGTTTCAATAGCGCAGACGAAGCAGTTGCATGGGCTGGTTCTAATGGTTATATATTAGACTGGGAAACCGGACCTGCTCCTAACTATACAATAAATGGACCTTCTGAAACTCCAAGGCGCGTTGGTGGTTGTATTCTCCCGATATCATATAAAATATATGATGATATATCAGATACTACTGATCCATCGTGGGACGGAATCTCCTGTTCTAAGTTTGGAGCAAAAAGATTCCCAAGTGATGATTATAAAGCAAATGCTCCATATGACAGATATATAGATCCTGCAAAAATGGGTAAATATGGATTCTTCTACCCACCTTTGAAATTTAGAAAAGGTGATGGTGGTGGTGTTACTCCAACTGAAGTAAAGGATATAACTCCAAATATTAGAGATCACACTGGATTAAGAAAAACAAGGCAATGGGTGGATGGATTAATTTGTAGAGAGGGTGATCCTGAATACTCAAATCCCGGATGTGTTCCAGACAATGATCTATCTACTGTTTTCTATCATAGATATGCAACATATGTGCCCTTCGGACAAAAATGGGGACCACACGAAGTTGAGATTAGTTTTGGTGTTTCGAATTCAGGGCAATGTGCTGGGGAAGGCGAAACATTTAATCCTGATACTTTTGAATGTACAAGAACAGTCGAAAGAGACGTAAATGTATGTCCAAGAGAAATAGCAATATTGGATGGTGACTTCTCTGTTGAACATGACGATCAACAATATTATGGTGGAGGATCATCAGGAACTCTCACAATTAATACACCAGAACAGTGTGAGGGGCTTGGAGGGTATGTGACGAACTATACTCTTCATGGTGGATTCCGTACAGGAAGTGCTAATAATCAAAGAGCAAAGAGTGTTGCATATGATCCAGAAACAGAAATACTAAGTACAAGTCCATATGATCCTGATGTGGGTAGACAAGACATTGGTTGGGAAGAAGAATCATGGGGTTCCGGTGTCAGTCAGAACGCTTATAATTATCCAAGATTTGAAAGAAAAGAAGCACAAGCAGTAGCGATTAAACATGCAGATTTTGTTATAAATTATCACAAGGGACCGTTGTACATTGAGCATCAATTGGGTATTGATTCTATACTAGTCCCAGATGCAAAGGATGATTCTGGATTGAAGTGGATTCATTCATACCCACTTGAATCCGTAAGATGTGCCCCGCCTAATGCTTGTAAGAATTATGATCCCGGTGAAGTTTGTTTATCTCACTGTTGTTCTGATGAGGGATGTAGAGATTATACAACACCATTTGGTGAACCAGCAGGATCGTTTAGTGGATGTCAAGATCCAGATTCCGATGAAGAAATTCCATGTTGTTCCTACTACAACAACGATAGAGAACAACCAATATACATGGGATATCCTATGGAGGTTTCGCAGTTTATAGGAGATAGATGGTCAGAAAATGCCATCAAAGGACATTTAACCGGATGGTATAATGGACCCGGCAGTGAAAATCTCAACTGCACTACGACTCACAATGCACCACATAGATGTTCTGCCTCATGTAGTCCAACAGGTTGGGTAAATCTTTCCAATTCTACAAATTACATTCCCGATGATTTTTATATGCAAGAGGGAATTATACGGGATTATTGGCATTGGACCGGCGACTTCAACTTCGGTATAGCAAGCGGATCTCTAGCCGCGTTGTTAGATGCAACAGATGGGTATAATAAACCTCATGGTTGGGATAGAGAATTAGATCGTGAACCTTTCTGGTCTGAAATAGGCACCGGACCGGAAGAACAGCCTGATTTTGCTGGTGGAGTTGTTGGGGGGAACAAAGGATCCTACTTCTCTCATACATGGGGTTCTAGATATCAAGTTGCAGGAACTGTTGCATTACCCGGAGGTAGGAAGTCTGCCACCGGAGTTTGTAATGCAGAATTTGCAGTGTCAAAAGATGGAAGCGGCGGTTACGCAAATATTGGACCTAAGACTGGGTGGAATTCTGGTATTAATGAAACAGGACAACCAGATCACATCCATAGATTAGGTCATGCTGGAACTGTTGTTGCTCAAGGAAATCCATGCGAGTGTTGTGGTGATACTTCAGTTATTATAGGTGATCCTGATTATGGACTCGAAAGACCCGGTTGCGTTGAAAATATTTCTTGTTGTCAACCCTTATGGGAAATGGAATTCGACTCGGGTGGTGATTACGAGTTAACATATATGGGGTTACAATGTGATGAAGACATAGTATGTGATGGAGTTGGTGAAAGTGCAGCCTGTGCAGAAGAATTACCCGAGTACGACGTACAGGATACCAGCGTGGTTCCGAACATTACCTATACAATTGAAGCCGGAAAATGTGTGAATATATCAGAACTTGGTTATAATCAATGTTGTCATCTAGGTTGTAGTAGTGATGATGATGATGATGGTGGTTGGATAGATCCGGGTATTATTATAAAAAATAGAAGCAATAGAACATTCGATCCAACTTCTGAATACGATCAGACAATATCTGAACATATTTCCGATGTAAACTATACACTTTGGTTCTTTGACGATAAATAAATATAGAGGAATATTTCTATGAGTTATCAATCAAGATCCAGAGCGAAATCGATATCAGATGCGACAGCATTTGAAGGAGGAGATGGAATTGGAAAATGTTGCTTTGCTGATGGTACATCCGATGAGGTCTCATATTATGATTGCCTGTTGAGAGAGGGTGCCTTCTTTCAGGATGTTGATGCGTCTTGTCCTGAAACTAGTCCAGTAGGATGCTGTTGTTCTTGTAGTGGTGTTGAGAGTTATGAAGTTATAGACGAACAATCATATAAATTTACTGGTGGATTGCGAGTAACTTCACGGTGTACATGTGAAGAAGAATGTGGAGTTTTCCATGAAGGTGTATCATGCGAAGACATCGAAGGAAATATTGATACCGCTTGTCTAAAGTTTAATAATGATGGTCAACAATACGATGTTCGTTATCCTTATGCGTGTTGTCACCCAGAAGTAAATGAATCTGGTCAGGTTACAGGTTGGCTGTGTGCAAATGTTTGTACTGCTCAAGATTGTATCAATTTAGCGCCAGATAATTTATTGGGTTTTTGTCCAAATGTTTTCTATGGTATAAATTGCGATGGTTCAAATAATTCTGGTTCTGGAAGAATGTGTGATATTACACATCCTGTATTTGAAGGACTACCAGTAGACTGCAATGAAAATGCTTGTTCCTCTGATGATCTCTGCGACGAAGGAGAGGCTATCGGTGCTTGCTGTCTTCTTGATATTCCTTCACTTACAATTACATGCACACAAGTAACAGAAAATCAATGTGCTGCTGAAGATGGAGGAGATACTATGTCTTGTTGGGGTGGATGTGGTGTAAGTTGCATACCCGGAATTTGTCCTGAATTACAAGATGATGGTGGATCCCTGTTAGAATGGTGTCCTGAAGACGAAGATGGTGGAGACAGCGATGGTGGTGATGGTGGGGAGGATATAGGTTAATGGCTTTCAGAAAACCAAGAAAAAAAGAAACATTAAGTTCCTGTTGCATTTTAAATGAATCAGGTACTCAATACACATGCATTGATTCTCTTACAGAAACCGAGTGTGATTTTCGAAACGGTATATGGTCTGGACTCTCTGGTGGGAAACCTGTTTGGTGTGGATCAAGTCCTTGTCCAGAAGCACCACGAAGTTCTATACAATCAAAATCTGCTAATGATTCAAGTTCAATAACATCTACAATTAGAACCAAACTAGAGTCGATAAATATTGGAGATGAATTTGAGGGTGGGACTTACATAGGAACTTTCAAACCCGGAACACCAATAAATGGAAATGGAATTGAAATTCACGGTAATGAATTTACTGGTCCCGGACAACTATATACTTCCCGTGGACATGGACCCGGAGGAAACTCTCAATCATGGGCGTTGATTGTAGATTCTGTTGATTATAATGAAGTTAAAGAAACAAAAGGTTTAAAATTACCAGAAAATTATAAAGTTTTTGCTACATCTTTTTATGATGGACATTATAATACTCATGGTAGAGGAAAACTATTTGCAGGACTACCTATTCCTGTTGTAAAATTAATTAAATTGTATGATAAAAATGGACATAAAGATTGGTATATTCCAAGTCAAGATGAACTAGCATTTATAAACTGGACTTTGAATCAAACCAACGATGGAAAAATATTAAATCAAGGAAATGATAACTTCACAAAGATGTTTGGATCATACTTAACTTCAACAATATTTTCTCATAGAGATGTCACAGATCCAGAAAACATTGCAATCAGAAAGCAGAACATAAAGGGAAATAAATATGTTTATGCTCAGAAGTTTAATATGTCAAGAGAAGAGGGATTCGTCCAATTGACTCCGAATGAGATGCTAAGTTCAGACTCGTCTTCGTGTTATATACGACTAGTAAGAAGAATTTTATTATAAGGGAAACTTTTAAAATGGACAATACAGAAGGTAACAAGAAAAAACCTTGTAACTGTGGAAAATCAAAAGAATCTGAATTTTCTGTTGAATCAACAAATACTGGTGGGTTTTCATTGACAAAAAAATTGGGAATGGTTCAAAAGTATGCGATGTCCCTCAGATCCCGTGGAATAACAAATAAAAAAACAAACAAATCAACAAAACAATTGAGAGTTCTTAGTTGTTTTGGTGATCAGCATTTGGGTGGTGAATTGCCTCCATGTGAACATCTATCTGAAAGTAAAACCGAAGGTAAATATTTCTGCGGCGGTTGTGGTTGTGGTGACAGAAAGGGAACTTGGTTGGTTTCTGATGGAGATGAATATAGTAAATTAGATTATCCTAAATTACAATGTCCACTACAACATCCGGGATTTACAAACTATCGTCCAAGTCATCCTCAAGAATCAGAGGTTCCTGTTTCGAGAAAATATTACATAGAAAATATATCATATAAAGAATTAGAAAAGGTTCCTGTAACAACACCAGAAATGTCAGAAGAACAAAAGAAAATGCAAGAAGAAATGACGAAGAAGAGAAAAGAGTCAATAGAAAATCAACAAAAAAATCAACCAGAATAAAAAAATAAAAAAAGAATACAACTAAAGAACACCCCTCGTTCAGAATTAAAGCCTGATTGGGGGGTGTTTTTTCTTATACATATTAAGGTAATCATAGGAGAAAAGCAATGGCCAGCAAGCACCCAAATTCTAGGGAGACTTTAATTGAGTATGCTTTCAGGAATCTTGGTTCCCCTGTTGTGGAAATTAATGTTGATTATCAGCAAGCGGAAGATCGTCTCGACGAAGCATTAGAATTTTTCGTTGAAAGACACTTTGATGGTGTAGAACGAGCAATTTTTCAACATCAAGTAACATCTGATGATATAACAAATGAGTATATTGATACTGATGCCTTAGGGTATGCAGTCGGTGGTAGTACAGCAGATGGACCTAATGGTAAAGACATCGTAAGTGTTGTTAAAGTTCTACAATTTGGTGATTTTGCGAATGTAAATATGTTTGATGTTCGATATCAAATGGCACTAAATGATTATTTTGGAATAAATAGAGGTTTGGGTGGAAATAGTTCAATGGGACTTGCAAGTTACGACTCCACAAAAAGGTACATTAATCTTATCGAGGACATGTTTGAGCCAGAGAAGCGTGTAACTTTCAGTAAAGTATCAAATCGTTTGAAATTGGCAATGTGGTGGAGTAAAGACATTAGTGCTGGTGATTATATCATCATAGATGCTTATGCTAGATTGAACGAAACTACCTTTACGGAAATATTTAATGATCGTTATCTGAAAATGTATTTTACTGCACTTCTTAAGAAACAGTGGGGACAAAACATGTCAAAATTTGATGGTGTTCAGTTACCCGGAGGAGTTTCAATGAGAGGTGGAGAAATTTACGCACAAGCAAGCGAAGAACTAAGAATTATTGAAGAAAAAATGTTATTGGAGTACGAACTTCCAACAGACTTCATGACAGGATAACACATGGCTCGTAATCCATACTTCAGAGAATATACCGGAGAGCAAGATCTCGCAGAAGACCTTACCATTGAAATAATCAAAACAATGGGTAAGGATATGGTCTATATTCCTAGAAAATTAATGAACGAAGATAAACTTTTTGGGGAAGATACAGTCTCTAAATTTGATGATGGTTATGAATTAGAAATGTATGTTGCTTCTGTTGATGGATTCGAAGGTGAGGGTGATATTATTTCCAGATTCGGTTTGGAGATTCGAGACAGAATGTCACTGGTAGTTTCAAAGAAGAGATTCCAAAATGAAGTTGGAGTGTATGAGAATATAACTCGTCCCAAAGAAGGCGATTTGATTTATTTTCCAATAAGTAAAACTCTATTTGAAATTAATTTTGTAGAACATGAAAATCCATTCTATCAGCATGGAAAACTATACACATATGTTTTATCATGTGAAGTATTCACATATAGTCAGGAAGAAATTGATACTGGATATAACGAAATTGACACGGTAGAAGAAGAAATAAAACAATTTGCAATTGAACTAGATCTTGGAACAAGACACAGCAGTGCTACGGTAGTTAATTTCTTTGAAGGTGAAACTGTATATCAAGTTAGCGGAACAACAGGCGGAAGTGCAACACTTGGAAATGCAACTGCTACTGCCGTCGCAACTGACTGGGACTCTGCCACTACAAAACTAACAATTACAAACATCGTAGGAAGTCTCTCCACCACAACCGGACAAACGATCAAGGGTGCAGTCTCTGGTGCAGAATATGAAATAAGCACCAAGACAACAACTACAGTAATTATACCACAAGAAACTGAAGACAATAAACCAATGGGTGACAATGAAGATTTAGAATTGTTCCGAGATCAGGATGATATATTTGACTTCACTGACACAGATCCGTTCTCGGAGGGTAATTACTGATGTTTACCTCATTCTATAATGAAGCAATTCGAAAAGTTGTCATTGGATTTGGTTCTCTGTTCAATGATATAAAAATCATTCGTAAAAATTCTGATGGTTCCACAAAAGAAAGCATTCGAGTTCCTCTTTCATATGGACCGAAAGAAAAGTTTATTCGACGAATACAACAAATGAGTTCAATTTCAGATACAACAAAAGTTCAAGTAGTTCTCCCTACAATGGGATTTAATATTACTGGAATAGCATACGATCCTTCTAGAAAAACAAATAAATTAAGAACTAGAAGATTTCAAAAATCTGATGGTACGG